TATAAACTATTTAACACTTTAGATTAAATTATCTGGAGTGTTGGGGAGATTGAGATTAGGATTGTTACTATTAGTTTCAGATCCAGATCTAAGGATTGCAGAAGGTTGTGTTGTCTGGAGATTTAGAATACTTTCTTGTAAAGTTGCATAGACAGGAACAAGTTGACCAATAGTTTGAGAGATACCAGCATAAAGATTACCATCCTTCGCAAACACCTGGCCATAATATGGTTTTCCATTGACATATCCAGTCTTTCTAAGACCTGGGATATCAACAACTTGTAAAACAGACTCATCTGGAAGAATATTATCAGGAATAATAACAACTTCAAATACTGGTCTTCCTCTAAATCCTAAACCAGTATTAGATATTGGATAAATGTTCGGATATTCAGTGAAACCATAGAATGGTCCAGGTGCAGGAATACCAGTACCATTAATAGTAGTACCAGATGCTCCTCCTGAAGGAATGAGTGGAATCAAAACTCCAGTATCATCAGCTATTCCAATATCACCAGGAAGATCTGTTACCTGAAGGATTTCCGTTGGAGGTGTTGATCCACCATCAAGTCCACCGAAACCCAGTCCAGGACTATCAGGATCACCAGGATCACCAGGATCACCAGGATCTGGCGGCGGCGATACTGGTGGAACTGAACTTGGTCCATCAGGAGGAATTTCTGGTGTTCTTGGTGGAGTAATAGTAGTAATTTGACCAAAGTCATTTATTGTTGGAATAAATTCAATAGGTGGTCTTCCAGGAGTATCTAATATAATTCTATCTCCAGAAGTATAACCAATACCTGTACTAGTTGGAACAATATCAATTAATATAAGTGTTACAGGAGTACCACCAGGATCACCCGGAAGAGGAGGTGTATATGAATGGCCATTTCCTGGTTCCTGAACTATAATTTTGTCGACAAAATGCGCCCCTACAACTTCTTTTTTACATGGTGGGGGAATTATAATAGCAGAAGCACCAACTGGATTTTTTTTCCACGCAGGACTTTCTGAACTTACTATCGTAATATCTTTAGTGATTTTAAGCGCAAATCCAGATGGATTTCTAAGGAAAATATCTTTAGGTAATTGAATATTTGTAAGTTCAACTTCTATATCATAAGTTCCACCACTTAATTCAACAAATTTAAGTTCAGACTCTCCTCTAAATGATCGGACTTCAGTAATTTCTACACCATTTATAAAAAGTTTAGCAATATCATCTGCCTGGAAGGAAATAACATATTGCCCATTTTCTGGAAACTTTACACCAGACCAGATATAATTACTCTTACCAACAATATTCGGATTATCAAAATCAAGAGGTGGTAAATATGGAGAAATACTAGACTTATTCATAAAGTCACTCCAGTTTTTATTCTTGTGGTTAAACAATACTGGTCCAGAATAAGTTACACCACCAATTTGCTTTCCACTTTGAATACCACCTGTTGCACTAGATTCAGCAGTGACTTTAATGGTTTGAGTTTTTGAATTTTTTTCTCCTTTCTGATTCCAGACTTTACCTCCAACAGCAATACTGTCAACTGCTTTTCCGTATGTTTTAGGATTATCATCCCATTTTAATCTTAAAGTAATCTCACCGGACCCCTTATAATTAATTTTCTTACCGTCAGAGGAGAACTTTGCATCGACAGTTGAACTTACAATACTAAAAGTTGAGTTAATGTCATCACCATGACCATCTTTCATCTTAACATCATTTCCTCTGACAGTAAGACCACCCTTTCCTATTACTTCTTGAGTATCATTATTATCAACTTTAATAGTTTTTTCTTCACTACCTTTTCCACCTCTCTGTCTACTTGTCCAACTAACTTGTTCACCATTACCAACTTTTAAAGTTCCTACAGCGAGTCCACTAGTGCTGGGATTATCGTCCCATTTAAATTTCAAGGAAACATCTCCACTTCCCTTAACAATCATTTGAGTTCCATCACCATTAAACTTTGCAGTAACACCTGGTGATGTTGACTGAATTTTTAATGATGCATTCTCATCAAATCCATCGTCAATATCATCATCAAACTGAATCTCTCTTCCATTGTCTACAACTCTTCTACCAGCAGTTCTACTGGCACCTTCAGTTCTGATAGCATATGATTTCTCACCACTAACAGTTTTAGTAGAACCTTGATTCAATCCCCTATATTCTACTACTAACTCTGCTGGTGTTGGAGGACCTTCCTTGAGTGGTTTTTGCCAATTTTGAGTATTAAATATTTCTCTTGTAACTTTTTTTCTTTTTCTAAAATCTAAATTTTCTACTTCTACAGTTACCTTATGATTTCCTTTCTCAATTTCTTTTTTTATAATTTCAGGAGAGGTATCCAATCGACCCCTAAGTCTATAAACCTCTTGACCATCAACTAAAATTCTTCCCTTATCATCACAAGATCCTTTAAATCCATAAAAACCAGTATCAGGAAAATCAACATTCCAAGTATTAGAATAGACAATACCACCACCACCATCACTATTGGGAGTGCTAAGTGGAGGTAAAGGAGAAATCGCAAATCTATTCAGGAATTTAGACCATACATATGTATTCGTTTTACTTGAAAATTTGGTATTAATAACTGGCCACCAACTCTCAGATCCACCAGAGAATCTAGTTGTCCAAAGAGGATTGTTAGGACATCTACCTTCCTGCTGTGGCTTAGGTTCTTGTGGTATAGGAGGGAGAGGTGCATCAATTGTGAACGCAGCACCCATTGGATTTTGATACCAAGTTCTGGGTGATATTCTTGCTTCTTCAGATGAACTACTTTTTATATCAATGGCAAGAGCCATTGGATTAACACCTTTCAACTTCGGTTTTTGTTGATTTGATATTCTAGAGATAGTGAGATCTGCATTCTCATCAAATCCATTCGCAGCATCATCATCAAATTCAATAGTTCGACCCCTGTTCTTTATTACAGACCCAGTGGTGCTACTAGAATTAAATGTTTGAACAAGATATTCTCTACCAGATTCAAAAAATGCTGACCCTGTGATGATCTCTTTTTCTTTAAATCCTCCTCTAGAACCTCTTGATCTTCTTAACTCAACAGAATCTGCTGATCCTTTTCCAATTTTGATTTTAGATGCAAAAACTCCAGAGATTGTTGGATTATCATCCGTTCTTAATCTAAAATGAATCTCTGCAGATCCAGATCCCTCAACTTTTAAATATTTTTCATTTCCTCTTTCTATAAAACGTGCTGTAACATCTGCTCCACCAGGTTTTCCGTTCTTATCAAATGAAAATCTACCACCAGGTGTTTGAGTCAACTCAGTTCTAATTCTGTATCTCCCTTTCTTGAAAAATCTGACATAAGTTTGTTTCTTCATGCCATTTTCAATAATTACTTCATCACCACCTTTCTCAATATCACCCAACCCATTACCAATTCCCATTTTACCAGCACCGTCACGGTTGCCGATGAATATTTTTACACTATCGTCTGCATCAACAGTGATGTTATAGTTTCCATCGTTAGGAAAATTTATATTTTCCCAACGAATTACATGCCTTCCTGCATATGGATTATCTTCTAATGGTTTCTTAGTGTCAAATGGACAAACTCCATTCTCGCTAAGGAATCCACTACGACCATATACATTTGTTCTCCATAATTTTCTATCTGCTTTGTTGATATAATCAGCAGTGTTAAAAATACTCTCATAACTTTGAGTTTGAGTTGAACCACCTTGTAGTTCTGGTGCTTTAGCATTTATTCTGAAAGAGAGATCATAAGTGTTTCTTTTTTTTGTTCCTTGCCCACCGGTTCCAGTTTGAAATTTTTTATTTGAAGAGGTAAAGGATCCAGAACCACACTGGATTTGCATATCATCATTATCATTTGCTGACCCAATATAATCACCAAAAATAATTTTACCTTCTCCTTCTCCACGTTCTGTTCCTTTCTTTCCTCTACCAAAGATTTTTGAAAGTCCTTGCTCTATTACTCTTGTAGATTTCTCAAGTTCTTTTTTTGGTTTGCCAAGTTTAATTGTTTTAGTTTCTTCTCCTTTCTCTCCCCTTTGTCTCCAAGTTTCTCCTAATATTTTAATACTTTTGACAGCAACACCATTAGTTCTAGGATTATCATCCCAATTAAGTTTTAGAGTTACATCGCCACCAATATCACCTTTGACAACTAATTTTTTACCATCATCAGAAAATCTAGCATCTAATCCAGGAGAAGTTGACGTGATGGTAAACCTGGCATTAGCATCACCACCATCACCATCTTTTAATTTTAAATTTTTACCCAAAACCTCAATGGGATTATTTGCCCTGTTCAATCCATCAAAATCAATATTAAATTCTCTCTTATTGTCAACAGTTTTTGAAGTATGGGTTTTATCACCTATTATATTTGATGTAACTTTATAATCTACATTTGGTTTTACATTAATCGTTTTTTTATAAGTTCCTTTACTATTCTTTACATTGTTAATCGTAAAACTATCATCTTTAGACGTAAAGACAAAATTCATTGCCATATTTGAATTAGAACCTTGACCATACACCTCAAACTCTACAGGAACAATTCCTGGAGCCTTGGGTCTCTCTTTGATGGGGATATTGAAGAGTTCTACTTTAATTTCATGAACACCCGCCTCAATAGTTTTGGATATAACTTGTGTAGGGTCTCCTCTAAATTTTCTTTCCTCCAGAATTAATTCATTATCAAGGAATATCTTTCCAATATTATCCGCCATTCCACGGAACTTATATTCACCAGTATATGGAAAATCTTCTTCCCATATGAAAGCAGCAACACGACCAGCATAGTCACTACCCGGAATATTAGAAGGTGGAGTTGGAGAAATCGCATAACGATTCATAAAACTATCTTCATCAATTACCTTTTTAGTTTTAGGTTTAAAATCTTTATTACTTTCAAACTTATAAGTCAAGTCATTGATAGTATGTCCATTTTCTTTTCTTTCATTACTAGCAGTGAATTTACCTTGAGTTGCTTCAACTTGCAGGTCATCATTGTCATTACTAGATTCAAGAAAGTCAGCAAAAATTACTGAACCTTTTTTATTTCCTTTAATTTCTTTTGCATCTTTTCCAAGACCTCCAATAAGACCTTGCTCAGTTCCTTTTCCTCTAAAAGATCCTGTTGATGTTATTTTATAAACGGTGTTTCTTTTTACTTTTATAGTAACAGTTTCTTTTTCACTATCTTTAAAACTGTCTGCTGTGAATTTAAATTTATGAGATCCATCTTCTGCAACAAAATTAAATCCCAAGTTTCTATCTTGTCCACCTTGAGTGAATACTTTAAACTTAACGTCTTCAAACTGATCTTGCTTGGTAGGTGGATTTTTTACTTCAGAAGTTTTTCCACCCCATGCCCAGTGTTGAACATCATGCTTTACTCTATTATTTTTATCTCTAAAGATAACTTCTAGAGGAGTTTCTTTTCTAGTAGTCCACCAAGGATTAATTCCTTCTGATAAAAATTTCTGATAATCTTGAATTTGTAATCCAATTGGATCTGTAGAAAGTGACGCAAATAAATTAGGATCCCATTCACCAAGATCTTCTCCATTAGGTCCAAACCTTTTTCCATATCCAACCAATCCTTCAGGAGGAGTTAAATCATAAATTTCAAAATCTTCTTCTCTATCATATACAATCTCTTTTTTCACAATTTCCCCAAGAATAGATGTTAATACCGTGCCAACACCTCTCTTGCAAGTATCAATTACTCTAGCTTGTGGTGGTGTTTTATAACCATATCCACCTTGAGTAACAATAGCAGCTAGTACAGATCCATCTGTTCCAATAATTGGAACAGCATAGGCACCAACTCCTCCTCCTCCACTAATGTATATTTTACTTTCACATTCATTAGTACCATCTGTAAAGACTTCATACCCTCCAGTTCCACCAAGTGTTAATGGCAACCCACCTGTGCCACCTGTGCCTCCAGTTCCACCTCCAGTGGTTCCAGTTGCTCCAGTTCCACCAGAACGAACTTCAGTTCCATTGATAGATAAAATATCATTTCCAACGAATACTAAATTTTCACCTGTTCCTCCAAGTCTAATTTGATTTCCACCAGTTCCACCAGCCTTAACTTTAATTCCTCCAGTAGTAACATATTGTCCTCCCGCAGTTGCTGGTCTTCCACCTTTTCCTCCACTAGTTAAAGGAATTCCACCTCTCGCACCTACTTTTACTGGTTCTCCATTAATTACTACTGGATGTTTTCCTCCTCCATATGTTGGAGTTTCTTCAGGTCGAAGTCCCTTAATCCCTTTTGGACAAATGCCTCCATCTACTTTTATATCATCTGGAGTTAATCTATTAACTTCATTAATTGATAAGTATCTTATTCTATCTCTTGTCTCTAGAATAAAAACAGCGCCAGGATTTTTAGATGCATATAAGTTGGCTTCATAAATCGAATTCGAAGAAATATATCCTCTGTCAGGATCAATATACCCAACACGAATACTATCTTTAGTTGCTGCACCAAAAAGGTTAAACTCTGCCATATCTCAATATATACTGCCCTTCTGGGTAATGATATTTATCATAATAGTTCAAGTGCTATCTCTTCTTCAGTTATTCTTTCAGCATCATCCTCGTTAAGTTCAAGAGTAGATTGTGTTGCTCTATCAGGTTCCAAAAATGGAGTACTCTTAACAGGTTCTTTAATCTCGATGTCTCTCGATATACCATCTTCAATAGATTTAGAACTTGGTTTTGATGGAGGTGGTGTTTGATCTCCACCACTACAGAAAGTATAGATATCAGATTCTGCAGGGGTTGGTTTTAACTCACAACCAAAAATATTTATACTAAAGTTAGTAAAATCAAGAGCACCAGTCATACTTCCAATAACATCATCAATTGTATTTGTAATTTCTGAGGCAAATCCAGTGATACCTGCTAGAGTTTCATTAACATCCTCTAGATATGCATTAAGATTATTTACAATAGCATTGTTTGAGTTAGTAATTTCACTCTCATTAATTTTTATAACACTTGCAACTAAAGATTCTGCTGCACACATAGGAACTTTTGGATTTGTTGGAAGTCCTATAGAATCTCCATTCTTTTTAGTGGATACAACATCTCTCAATAGACCATCTAATCCGTCTTTTCCGCCAATTGCAAGACTAAGAGCAGAACTTATTTGTCCCTTCAGGTTACTGGTCATCTTATTATACATACACAACATTAGTTCGGTAATCACTTGAACCATATCTTTAAATTGATATCTCAAACTTGATGGAAGTGCTGCAATGATCATATTAAACCCTTTGTTTAATATCTTCAGTGCATACTCCTGAATCTTATCAAAGATTGGTTTCATAAATTTTGAGATCTGAGCAGATGCGTTCGTAATTATATCATTAATAGAATCTTGAGCAGATGTTATATTATTTGTAATCGCATCAGCATAACTTTGAAGTGATTGTAAGATAGTGTCAATTCTATTAGTAAGATTCTCAATCGTCGTTTGTATACCTTTTAAAACAGAGTTTATGAACTCATCAGGTTGAGGTTTGGCAAGTGCAATTTTTTCTTCACACTTTGCTTGTCTTTTTGAATCAGAAACATTAGTTTGTTGAACACCATCTGCATTTTCATTTGATACAGGTCCTTCCTCAGGTTTCGTTAATGAAAGATCATCATCAGGTGGCACCTCTCTGGCAGTTCCTGATTTTGCTGTCGTTCCTTCAGAGTATCCACTCTTTGCAAGAACTCCAGGTTGTGCATCTGTAACAGTATCTGCAACTGTGCTGTTCTTTTGTGCAAGAACTGTTTGGGAATTATTACCAAGAACTCCCATAATAACAGGGACTTGTTGTTCCTGTCCATCAATAAAGAATCCAAAGACCATATTTCCTTGACGGAGCTTAGTCGAATCACTTGCTCCTGCTTGTCCACCCCCCGCAGTAACGGGGTACATGACCTGAGCCCAAGGTAACTGATCTGATGAAATAGATTCTTCACCTTGATCATGAAGACCAATGATTCTTACTTTATATCTTCTGCTCCATCCAGGAATTCCAGTTCTATCTTCATATTTTCCTGAGTTTATATTGTCTCTCCAGGCTGAGTCGTCAACAATCTGACCCACCCACCAAAGGAAAGATCCACCCAAAAACCCAGGATTAAATAGTGCTCCTCCTTCCATCAGTCTTCATATACCAGACATTCTGGTTCAGATGGGTTTTGATCACAAAATAGTTCTAAGTAAGAAGGATCATGATGATCTCCTTTCTCAATTTCTTTTTTATGATGCTCTACATATTCCTCTAACTCATGTAGTTCGCCTTCAATGTGACGACGTTGTTGTGGAGATGTAGATGCGTTATCTAAAATCTCTTTGTCCTTAGCGATGTGTTGTTCTATACTTTCCATAAGTTAATTAGTTTGATACAGGTCTTCTTCCGATAGAATCTCTTGATAAATTACATCTTGTGAATGTAGATTTAGGAGTTATTGTATGGCAGATATCAGTTATTATATATAGTCCACCATCTTGGTCGTCTGGATTTTCAGTTCTGTTGTCACTAAGTCCTGGAACATCTAGATGAATCATATCACCTGCATGTAATGCAAAATTTCCAGGAATGACAATATCTGCTTGGGAAGAGAAGAATTGATTATACCGCATAATCGATTGATTTTCAATATCAGCACCCTTAAAGTTTTCTTCTACTGACTTTTCAATCTGTTGCTTTGAATCTCCAGTAGGAAGAGTTCCTTTATCTAATAATCGGTAGGTAGTTCTTGTAAAATTCTTATTCGTTCCTTCTTGGTCAAATTCTGGATTTCTAAGATCTTTCTTGAGTGCAAGTCCATCTCTTCCAGCAGTCTTTAAACTTCCTTCAGTATCATCTGTTTTTGGGTTAATAACTTCATAATAACAAGTGAATGGATCAAACATAACTTGACGGGTTGTCAATGCACCCATCTTCATTTTTTCTTGAACACTTCCATTATTTTTTTTATTATACTTCATAACTTTAAAATCTTTCCCCTCTGGTACATTACCCCCACCAGTATCAGGAGTTTCATTGTATATTGTTTTTGCTTTTGGTTCTTGATCCAATAATCCATCTATAGATTTGAAGAAAAATCCCTCTGAAGTCTCATAGAAAAAATACCCTGCGGTGCTTCCGAGAGTTTGATTTTCTGATGAAACTGACTTCTTACAAAGATTACTAATTATATAAAATGGTTTTTTATTATTTGGTATAAAGTTTAAATTATTAACAGTTTCTTCTACATCAATAGTCTTTTCACTCTTAAGAATATCTGTAACTATTTTTTGAATATGGTCCGAAGGTTTACCATCATACCTCTCCCTTACTCTCACATTTTCATTCATAATAAATTCTTTTGATACAAGACTTAATGATAACATCGACTTTTGTGTTTTATTAACAAGCGGATTGAAATCATTCACATATAAAGTTACTGCTATCTTATTTTCTGAATTATCTTCCATTTCCAATTCAACTTTTTCTTCCATCACTAAAGGCAATCCATCTCTAACACTTTTGCCATCAACACTAGCACCACTATCAGCAAAGGTAAAATTTGCAGTAATAGTATCACTCATTATACTTTCAGTATAAGTTAATTGAACAAAACCACCACGCAAATCTACGACATTTGATCCTGTATTACTACTAATTGTAAGTTTAGATACATTTGCTGTTTCTGAACCTTTTCCTGCAACTTGTACTGACATTCCTAAATTACCTCTTACTTATATTTAACCTTGATAATCCAAGAACTCAAATGGATCATGGCTAGAACCACCAGATACTACCATCATACCACCACCAGATGAACTGGGTGACTCTGGCATCTGTTGTTGTGGTGGGTCTTGAACCATGACTGTCTGTTCTGCACCTTGTTCATATCCTGCATAATCGGATACACCTGCAATTTGTCCGGCAATATTTTGAACTCCTTCTGGTGTGGAAGCAGCATTGAATCTTGCAAGATTAGTTGCACCTATTGATTTTGAAGTGTTCTCATCAAGTAAGGACTGACCTGGAAGAATCTTAAGCATCTGCTCTCTATTAGAGAGTTTAGTTCCTGCATGAGATCTTTTTGCAGATAAAACTTCTTTCACTTGAGTATTACTTAACCAATCATCCTCAGAAGATTGTGCTCTGTTTTGCAACAATCCAAAGTGTAAGTGTGGTACTTTATTGGCAACACCCATTGCACCTATTGTTTGTCCAGCTTTAATACCAATCCCAGATTTATTAGCGACACCTTCAGATAATGAAGATAAATGTGTGCCATAGGCAAACTTGACGTTCTTTCCACCATATTCAAATGGTTTTGTTAATGAAATTAAAAATGAATGCTGAGGTTGGTGTCCAGGTTTATCAGGATTAGAATCATCCTTCCAACTAGTATGACCAGTTTCTGCATATTGAATGGTTCCGTCTACAGGAGATACAATAGGGTCGCCAGTCTTTCCAATGATATCAAGACCACTATCTGAAGCATATCCAGTGCTTCCACTGACTCCAGGGGTTGCTCCTGGAGTCGGATCTGATAATCCAAACTGACCAGAAGTTGGTGATGTCATTTGGTCGGATCCAACTTCAGGATGAGGAATTGTGACTGCACCTGATGCTACTTTTAAATCACCACCAGATTTCTTAGCCCTAAAGTTAGCTGCAATTAGATCAGTATACTTAGTTCCTTTTGTTCCAAAACCATCTTTACCAACTACTCCAGTCGTAATCCAATTTTCTGCTCCACCCATACCTTGGTTATGAGCATACCCAAGAATTTGCAACTTCCTTTCAATGCTTGAGTCTTTATAAGTTTTATTACCCATCAAATAAGTATGATTTGCTAAGGTAAATCCAGTAAAGATTGCTTCCTGCAATTCCTTATCTGCTCTATACGATGCTCTTACCTGTGCATCTGGATCATCAGAGTGACCTGGATAATCTAGTCCAGCATATCTTGCTCCATCTTTCTTAGCAGCTGCTCCCATTTGATATCTACCATCATAATGCATTCCACTACCACCTGAAATACCATAATCTCCACCACTCTCAATGAGAGCAACACTATTTCTAAAAATGTCCCACTGCTCTGCATTAGAACCTATCTTTGCAAAGAGTTGACTTGGAGATATTGCTCCACCAGCAGTTCCACCTTGAAGTTCTCCCGTTGCGGAGTCTCTTACTCCTGGAGCAGAATCGGGTCCTGAAGTAGATCCATCTCCACCCTGACCTGTCAGATTTTTTTTGTCGAAGTTTTTATAAAGAGTTTCAGACAATTCTTTTCTAAATGTATCAGTTGCCCATCTACTAATATCAACTCCTGCCATAGCATCTTTAACAAGACCACCATCCTCATACCCCTTAATACCTTCATTAATTTTTCCTTTATTAATTCCATCACCAACTAACATATTAAGACCATAACCAACGTTCTTATATTCTTGTTCATCAGGAGTTTGACCAAGAATTACTTTAGCAGCAAGAGATAGAATAGGTCCAAAATAAGGATGATCACCAAAAGCGTTACCAACATTAGCAACCCTATTAGCAAGCATCATACCACCACCACCAAGTTGTACGGTCTCATCTTCACCACCAGTTCCTGCCCATCCTAGGAAATCCCAATATGCTTTCTCAGTCTTCTTCCCAGTTTTTATTTTTCCACCCTCTGGGATTTTAATCTTTTCATAAGATGGTTTTTTCCTAATTGATTTTTTCTGAGCAGCTATGGTATCTTTTTGGAATCCTCTACCAACTCCACCACCTTTCTTTTTCGTCTCAACCTTATTCTGTTTGTCAAAGTCAAACAGGTTAAATGTCAGTGAATCAAAGAATCCGCCAGTAACTCTTTTTGTTCCTTCAACAGCACCACCAACAAGATTACCAACAATACTCTTAGCAAAATCAATAATCATTTTAGCAGCAGCACCACCTGCTTTAAGTGCATCGAATAATAATCCGTTAGGCATTAAAACATAACCTACGAACTTCAGAATACCACCACCAACATTCTTAATCAAATCTATTAATCCACCACCAAATATAAAATTAGTTATTGCACCAACAACAGCACCACCTGCTTTTAACATATCCCAAAGGAGTCCACCAGGATTTAAAATGTATCCTGCAAATTTAAGTAGTCCACCACCAACATTTTTCAGCAAGTCAAGCAAACCTCCACCAAAAACCCAACTGAACATTGCCTTTGCACCATCACCAATACCTGTAAAGATACCTTTTATATCATTAATAAATTTTGATCCCGCAGCCTTAAGTCCTCCACCAAAGAATAATGTATAGAGTAAGTCACCAACATAATCACCAACAATACTACCAAGGAATAATCCAAGTGGTGGAACACCGATAGCAGTAGCGAGAAGACCACCGAGAGCACCACCAACTGCAGTTCCCACTCCTTTAAATAGTGCTTTCTGAATAGGATCACCAGCCATCAATGAAAGGACAACACTGATAATAGATCCTATAACAGGAACTTTAAGAAACTTACCTATCTTCCCAAGGGATGCCAACATCTTGACACCACCTCTACCACCAAGTTTCTTAGCGACTCCAGTAGCAGCACCCCTGGCAAAGTTAGTGGCTTTAGATCTACCAAACTTACCACCAAGACCTTTGACAGCATCAGCACCAAATCTTTTTTCTGCTGCGTCTCTGCCAAATCTATTAGCATATCTTCTTGCAGCACTAGATGATGTTACTCTATCTTGACTACCTAAAAGATTACCTTTTGGTCCAGAAATCCTAGTCTGTGGTTTACCTTTACCACCTCTACTATCACCAAATCCACCCAATGACTTTGCACCTAATGCAAATGTTAATACTGTGATGGCAACTTCAACTGCTTTCATAATGCCATCAAAGGCACCCATTAATGCATCACCACCAATATTCTTCATCAAATTTCGGGTGCCATCATAAACGTTGTATGCAAAATTAATAAATGATGCTACACCATCAACCAAGAACATCCCAACGTCTGTTACAAAATCAACAACCTTACCAAGACCTTTAAGCAACTCCAACATCTGTGGAAGAAACTTTACTAATCTTACAGCAAAGTATCCTAAGATAACATTACCAATAAAATTTTTAATGAATCCAAAAATTCCCATACCAGGAACCTTTGGCATCTTCAAGGTTTTCTTTTCTGGATTTGGAGTTTTTGTTTCTAATTTTTTTTCTTGTGCTTCTCTATCACCCTTCTTATCATCTTTTTTCTGTTGCTTTTGTTGGTCCTTCTCCGCAGCGAGAGTACCCTTAAGAATTTTTTCAATTATAATTACATTACTATAGATAGATTTTAAAGGATCTTTTCCAGGAGATACTGCATCACCAGTTTGCAAGGATTTTATTTCTTTTGCAGAGACCATTTTAACGTTTGGTTTTATGATGGCACTACCTTTACCACCATCCACTCCCTCTCTTACAGGAACAATTCTTGCAGGTTCAAGTTGCTTCTTTTTTCCACGACCTAAAAATTTACCAGCAGCAGCTCTGCCACCAGCCTTGACCATAGATCCACCGACTGCTTTTGCTCCTGCTCCTAGTAATGCGGGTAATGCCATATCTTATATCTCCTTAGAACGGCATAGGAATACCTAAGATACTCCATTTTGCCTTGTTACCATTACCAGGTGATGTAGCATCTACATCAGATCCACCAGTCTGGTTATCATTTGGATTATTTCCACCACCAGGAGATGGTGCTCTGACAACTTTCACATTGTTTCCTCCACCAGGTGGTGGTGCTGGTGCAACTATATCTTTATTCATAGTTCCTAACCTAGCTTCAGCGGCACGAAGTTTCTCTTTACTAGCAGCAAGATTATCAAGATCTTTTTGCTCTTGTGTTGTTGGTGTTCCCATATTTCCATCTTTCACATTCCCTCCATATTGAGTCATTGCATTACTAATATTTCCCATTATATTTTCTACACCACCACCCAAAAGAGCACCTCCCATCATCCCCGCAGGTCCTAGTAGAGACCCTCCAAATGCACCCATTGCCAGTCTACCTAATGCTGGTCCACTTGTTTTCATGTCGGGTTGCAGTCCACCTGCTTTCTGTGCATCCATTCGTGCTAATACTTTCTGTGTTGCGGAGGGCAGATTTTCTCTACCAACAACTTTTCCTGTTGGTGTCACTGGTGATCCAGACTTAGAATCTTTTGCAGCAGGGTAGATCTTATTCAGTTTTTTCTGCAACTCTTTAGAGTATGCACCTTCTCCATGCTTGGCATCATAATCAACAATCCTCTTTTGAGATGAAGGATCAGTGGTCGCCATCAACTCTGCATGTCTCTTTGTTGCCTCTGGAGACGGACCTGTGGTCGATGAAGATTTTACTTTGTGATTTTTCATTGCTGAAGCATACTCTTTAGCACCTGATCTTCCCATAGGGAAATCACTTCTCTTTGGTTTATTTGGATCTGACTGTCCACTAAGTATGCCAGATCCTAAAACACCACCAGCAACACCACCAACGAGAGCACCTAATGGTCCTCCAAACACACCACCAAGTGCAGCACCTGTTGCAGCACCTTTCAACGCACCAAGAAGTTTATTCTGTGGTTCTGCCTTTGGTTTTGTCTCTGGAATTGTCCCACCAAACTGAGTGTATCTTGCTCTCTCTGCAGGTGAAAACTCTGCTGGAGTAAACTTACCAGTTGCAGTATCTAATTTACCTTGTATTCCATTTTTAAGTGAAAGGACAATAGAAGATTTACCAGGTCCACCAGAACGTAATCCCGCTCCACCTCTTTGAGTTGTGCTTCCTAATGCTCTACCACCTTGACCAGTCGCAACTGGACTTCCTTCATCAGGTGTATTCATCTGAGATGCACCAGCACCCTTATAGTTAAAGTGTCCTCCGTGTGATCCAGGATAATCGTTTACAATCCATCCATACTTTTGACCATTTGCTCTCATCCATGTCTGAGAAGTTCCATGAATATCAAGAGCATTACCAAACAGGTGATTGGAATTAGAAACACCTCCCACATGCGCGTTATATGACTTACTTCTCTGACTACTAGCAATATCACTACCTTTGACCTGACCACTAGAGTCAGTTATCATCTTAGCAAATGCTTCTGCAGCACCCTTTGAAAATACTCCTGGTCTACCTTTATAATCAGTTACTCCATCAAGACCATATCCACTGCCAGTGTTGGGATGAGAAACTGAAGTTACGGGAAGTCCACCAGTTTTTGATCCATTTCCAGTTGAAGGATCTTTTCCTCCATGAACCATACCTCCACTACTAAAGGTAGGAAGAACAAACCCACCACCAGAGGCAGCTTGAACCTTTGCCATCTTTGGTTTATTGGCACCTGCACCACCAAAGAATCTATTGAGACCTAAGAAATGATCAGGACCAAGCGCATTAACTGTCTCTCTATTAACAACAATCTCACCTGGTCTAGCAGCAATCATTTGAGTATCTGGACCTGCCCCAGATACTTTTTCTCCAGTATTAGTGCTGATAGCATCAAAATACTCTGGACCCATCGCATCTGCTGTCTTCTTATTGACAACAAAGTCTCCAGGTCTTGCAGAAATTAATTGAGTATCAACACCAGCACCTGTAACATCTTTACCACTTTCTCCAGTAATATCTCTTGCAGGGTCTTTGCCAAAGTTCATGAACCCAGAACCCATCTTAGCAAGAGGGTGCTGCATTAGGACATCACCAATACCCTTCTCATTCAAGAAGTTTGTAAGTCCACCAAGTAATTCCTTTCCTTTATCAAATCCAAGTAATCCTAACTTAGCAAGAGGATGTGCCATCAAGACATCACTGATGCCTTTTTCATCCATGAAGTTCTTTACGCCACCTAATGCATTACCAGCAAAATCCATTGCTGCATTACCAAGACCTTTCTGTTTAACTGATGATCCAGCACCCTTTGCCATTCCAAAGAAGTTTGGTACAAAACCACCTACAGTTCCACCCTCTTCATATGAAGGGACTATTCCACCAGCACTAAATGCACCAGCAACAGGATCACCAGTGACACCACCATAATCCATGGTGTCTTCAAGTTGAGTTCTTCCCTCTGGTGCATCGGGATCATTAGATGGAGTTTTTGACTGCATGGCGCCAGCAAGGGCGGCACCACCTACTATCGCAGTTATGGCTGCAGCAGCAGGATTTCTTCTTGCAAATCCAAGTGCAAACTTAGCAGCAGCAGCACCCAATCTCAGAGCACCTTTTATTAAAAGGGCAGATAATCTAACAGCAAATCTACCAATTCCTGTGCCAAATAATAAGAATGCTGCTAAAAGTTTAGGTCCATGATCGGTAAGGAACCTTACAACAGAATCAACTTTCTTTTTATTTTTAGGATCACCAAACCAACCAATAAATTTAACAAGAAATCTTCCGACAATTATATTAAGAAAGAAGTCAAGAATTCTATCAATAACACCCTTAACAGGAGCAATAACTTTCTCTGCTACTTTTGATAATCCTTTAAACCTCTTTTCTAATCCACTTTCTTTAAGTTTTCTTTGCTCTGCCTCTGCTTTTTTTGCATCATTAGATGCTTTCTTTTTCTTCAATCCATATTGTTTCTTCAGAATATCAGCAATGTTACTGACACTCTTTGCAATTCCTTCTAATAAATTTTGATCTTTATCTTTTTTCTTTCTTGTTCTTGCTTTTTTCTTTTTACCACCTTCCTCTTCTTCATCAACCTCATCAGGTTTTACATAAGGAATGATTGAAGTCTTTGGTTTTATGGCAGGTAATAATGCTTTTTGACCTATAACTTGAGTAGCATTTTCTGCTCCTTCTGTTGCAGTCCCTTTCTTGAAACTATCTGCAGATATCTTTGTCTTCTTTGCTTGTGGTTTTCTCTTTCCCTTTCTGATCTTTATAACTTCTTGTCTGAGGGCGGCACTACGTTCATCTCCTACACCTTTTGTTTTAAATTCTATGGTGGCAATTGCCTCCATTAAGGCACTAAGATAATCCTCCTCTTCGGAGAGATTATCAAGGTCTACACCCATCTCTAAGAGTATTTCTATTGGATCGGTAGTAGTCCTAGATGCCATGCTTCTGTTGATGCTTTAACTTCTCTTCTTCAAGATGCTGTTGTAATAATGCTACATAAATGTCCCGTTCCCACGGAAGCATATTTTCAATCTCTGTTAGTGAGTATTTATGGTATTGCATTAACGAAAAATTAAGACGGTAATAACCCTCTAGACTCATATGTATGAGGGCTATGCGAAAAAACTTGAAAGCCCCTCAAGTACAACTTCACTCTCAACTTTTGTTTGAGGATTCATAACTTTAATCGTATGAGAAAGTTTAGGCATTGTCTCAAAGAATGATTCAATACCTTTAAACTGTGAGGAGTTCATAGATTCAAGAAATTCTGTGACTTCTTTTTTAGAACAATCTGCAGTTGCCCATACTTCTTCTTCAGTACAGATAGATTCGATACAAGATGCAATCAATTCAAATGATTGATCCATAGCATTTTGATCTTTAAAGTCAAAGTTGCTCTTAATAAATTGTTCCAATGAAGGATACTTCATAACCATTGTAATTTGATCATCAATCTTTATTTGATTTACATGATCATCATTCTTTTTAACTTTGATCTCATCAAGATCAATCGTTACAGGAACTTGAGTAGTTTCATCATCTGGACAAATAATATTAACCTCAACGGTTTCTCCAACAGACTTTCCTCGGATATTAAGGAACAAATATTCAATATCAAATGTAGGAAGTGTCTCTACTTTAATTCCTTTAGTGAGGATACAGTTTTTAATAACTGACTTAATCGCATTAGTGATCTGTTTTGTATCCTCACTTTCTAATGCAATCACAAGAACCTTCTCTTCTTTTACCAGAAAAGGTCTATATTTGATATCTTGTCCTGTCGATGGCAACTCAAGTTCATAAGTTGGAGCAACAATTTTTGGTAATGGCATAATGACCTATAGATATGTTTCAGTGTGATTATTTATTGTGGTTATATTGGATCTAATCCAAGTACTTGTCTTGTAGTTAGGAGAGGTCCATCACTTCTACCATTCAATAGAGCACCAGTAGCAGTATCTCTCTCACCATATAGAGTACCCGGACCTGCAGTGTTCCCAAAGGTATCATTACGAGTTATCTCTTGCTGAGTTAAAGCTGGTGTTGTACTGACTTGTGGTGATGGAGAAGTAGTGCTATCAGAATCTCCCAAAGCTCCTTCTAAGAAATACCTAACATATGATAGTGACACTGTACATTTTAAAAGTGAAGATGCCTCATAACTCACTGGCATAGATGCAACTGCTATAGGAAATACCCTCACAAAATTATAAATAATACCATTTCCTGTTCCATTAACGGTACGAGGGCCATTACCTCTAAAAGATCCATCAAAATCTCTTTCAAATTTTACAATTCTAAGACCTCCTCCATTATCTTTTGCTCCAGTTATGTAACTATCAGGATATTTCATTCTATGATAGTAATCAGCAGCAGAAAGAGAAGGAGGAGATGGTGGATTATCCCCAGAATTTCCACTAACAATATATTCTTTCCAGAATTCAAATGCTCTAATTGGAAGATATTCCGCAGCATCAACATAAAATGTAAGATCAATTCTTTCATCAAACATTCTTCTATGTACATGCCTCTCAGTCACACCAGTATGATCACCAGTAAGTTCTAAAGTTGCTAGAGAAGAACCAGGAAGAGATGCTTCTGTACAAGCAAGATTTAATCCTCCAGTAAGAACAGTACCTTGAGGATTTGTAAGACCTTTGTTTTTACTTAGGTAGGTTTTTACAGTTTGTGGAAAATCAATATACGCCATAAACTGCGAGGTCATCGCAGGTCTTAATATTGATGCTCTTATATCACTGAGTGATTTTCTGTTAGGCATTTATAAATAGTTTTTACCTTGTATACTATGTATGGGAGAAAGTGTTAAAAGTAAATACAAACCATCATTTCCTAAAAAATATAAAGGAAACTCCGATAATATCATATGTCGTAGTAGTTGGGAAAGAAAGTTTTGTCGTTACTGCGATCTAAATGAAAACATTCTTGAGTGGGGTAGTGAAGAATTTTATATTCCTTATGTCTCACCACTAGATAATAGAGTTCATCGTTACTTTCCAGATTTTATAATGAAAGTAAAGGAAAGTGCAGGTCATATTAAGACCTATGTAATTGAAGTGAAACCAAAAAGGCAGACAATAGCACCCAAAAAGAAATCAAGGGTTACTAAGTCATACATTTATGAATGCAAAACATATGCTGTCAATCAAGCAAAGTGGAAAGCAGCAGTTGAGTTTTGTGAGGACAGAAGAATAAATTTTAAAATAATCACAGAAGACGAACTAGGTATCAAATGAACCGCATAGAACCTAACATTCAAGAGTTTAAATCTGAAAAAGATCTTGAAGATAGGATGGATTTGATACTATATGCATTGAATGATACTGTGACACCAATACCTGAAGCAGGAACTATATGTACCTTCAAATACTTTGCAAAGACACCTAAACTAAAATATGATCAACACCCATTAGTTGCAGTAAGTGATATATTACCATGGGGATTTCGTGGAATTAACTTTCATCTCAGAGATTATAGACAATATACTTGGGCAGAACTAGGAAGTCAAGTTTATGTTGTTCAGCAAGAAGA